CCAATTTATTGTCCGGCACGTAAAACCATGCTGCTGCTCTATATGTCCGAGAGCTGACCCGGCCCGGTCCAAATGGTTGCCAGCTGCGTGACATTACTTCTGCCTCCGCTGCCATATGATTTGGTCGGTGCTGTCAGAAAGCAAAAAAGCGCAACCACAGCACAGCAGCGCAAGGTTGCCAGTCAATGCAAAAGCAAAAGCGTCGTAAGGCATATCCACAAAGCCCAGAAAGATTGCTGTCATAAAACAAGCAAAGCCAGACATGCCAAAAAAGAACGTCAGCGTTTTTGATATTGTGTTGAGTATCTTCATTGTTATCACTCCGTTACATGTTGATACCTGTGACCAACAAAGTCACACCTAGATACTGCCAGATTGTCCGTATATACACAAGACAAAAATCAACATAATCTACAAGCAAGCAAAACAGCCGGAAAAGCAGCACATGGCAAACATAAAAACGCGTGGACCCAGCGAGCAGCAGCAGGCATTTATTGATTACCTAGTCAACAATGTATCGACGCCAACAGAAGCAGCGCGACAGGCAGGCTATGCTCATCCGAAACAGTCGGCATATATATTGACTCGGACGCCCCATGTTATGGCGGCCGTGCGGCAGGCTAGACAAACAGTGTACCAGTCCGAGCTGGCCAGTTTGTCCGTTGACACTCTCAAGCGGGTCATGCGTGACGACGACGCCCCAGCGTCCGCCAAGGTTTCAGCAGCGCGGACGGCTCTCGAGCTTGCTGGAGATATCGGCAAAGCAGCTGATGACATAACAAGCAGTAAGCAGCTGGCTGAGATGTCGCCGGATGAATTGGCAAGCCTTATAGACAAGTGGGAAGGCGAACGAGCTAGCCTTGCCACCGATATCACACCAGAAGCAGGCAAAACGTAGGCAGCAGCACAGATTTAATAGTCACAGCCGGACTATTTTATTTGTGGGCCGACGGCTGCTGGCCCGACCCACCCCCCGGCCTGGTCGCACGACGCGCTGCTTGTGTATTATGGCCTCGCGTACAAATTTTGTGCAAAACTCAATCTTCGAGGTGTGTTGATAGTTGTCGATTATTGCTGTACTATTTAGTCAACACATGGATTTCTTTGGCGGTTAAAGTGGTATCTCTAAGTGTTGGAAGGGGTGAGAAGCTGCCAGTCAGCCAAGGCGCTGGCTTAACGGCTAAAGGTAGACGCAAATACAATGCGGCTACTGGCTCAAATCTCAAAGCACCAGTTACGCAAAAGAATCCTAAAGGCGAGGCGAAAGCCCGTAAAAAGTCGTTCTGTGCTCGGATGTCCGGGATGAAGGGGCCGACGAGCAAGGACGGCAAGTTAACCAGGAAAGGCGCAGCGTTAAAGCGCTGGCGATGTAACTTAGCATGAGCCTCTATGAAAACATCAACAAAAGAAAACGGGCAGGCACTAGCCGACCAAAATCCAAATCCACGATTTCTGACAAAGCCTATGCAAACATGCAGGCTGGGTTTCCTAACAGCAAAAAGAACAAGGCCAAGCGCAAGCGCCGTATGGCTAAATCTATGGGATATGCGTGATGGACAAGGGCAAGAAGCATAAAAGCCTTTCGCAGAAGCAGATGAAGATAGCCAGAGTTGCGGAGCCTCGAGATAAAATTACGGGCGCAGACTTTGCTGTGTTACGCAAAAAGCCAAAACGCAAGAAAACTATGGCCAAATCTATGGGGTATGCGTGATTTGCTGAAAGCAGACGGCTTTGACGACGCGATAATTGGAATGTGTCAGGTGCATGGCGAACATGTTTATGCCTATGACTATGAAAAATGTATTGAGGTTTTGCAGCGTGACCAGGGTTTTACTTACGCGGACTCGGTTGAGTACATGGATTTTAATGTTGCTGGCGCTTACGTCGGCAGGCACACGCCAGTTTTTGTTCATATAGGCGAAACGGAAGAGGATGTGATAGATGGCGCAACCCCGTGACTATTCGAGACAGCATAATTTTAACGATTTTGCTACAACAAGCCCGGCTTCACCACTGCCAGGCCAACAAGTTGATAATGAATTAAATGCTGTAAAGCTTACGCTCGATGATTTAAATACAAATATTGGCATTATTCAGCGCGATGACGGCAAGATCAGGAACCAGTCTGTCCACAAAGATGCTTTTGACGTTGATGCTTTAGCTCTAATTTCGTCTGGTAACTTTAATCCTAGAGGCGATTGGGCATCTGGTACTGCTTTTGCTGTTGGTGACATTGTTAATTTTAACAACGCAACCTACTATGCAACTTCTGCACATACGTCTTCTAACGCTTTCCAAACAGATTTGAGCGCATCTAAATGGTTATTGATAGCTAATGCTGCTATTGCGAATACTGCTTCAGCGGTCGACAAGTTTGAGGGTGATGGCAACACGACTGCGTTTACGCTTTCTTATGCTTACACTGGAAATACAGATGCTTTGGTTTTTGTAAATGGCGCTCTGCGAAACCCCGGCGACGATTACACTTTATCTGGCACAACAATTACTTTTGTAACCGCACCGTCTTCTCCGTCAGTTGTTGGTAACGAGAATGTTATCATTTGGGGAACGTCTGTTGTTGTTGCGGCTGCCAAAACAGCTGCGGAGTCTGCATCGTCAAATGCACAGGCATTTAGAGACACAGCGCAAGACTGGGCTAGCAAGGTTAACGGTGACGTTGACAGCAGCAGCGAGTATTCCGCAAAAGCACACGCGATAGGCGGCACTGGCGTTGATACAGGCACTGGATCTGCAAAGGACTGGGCCACAAAAACTAGCGGAACCGTAGGAAATAGCGGTGAATACTCTGCTAAATATTACGCAACAGATGCAAATGTCGGCGCAGTTGCGACAAACATAACTAATGTAAACACGGTTGCTGGGCAGATTAGCCCTACAAACAACATTGGAACACTTGCGTCCAGGGATGCTGATATAGGAACTGTGGCGGCGCGGGACACTGATATTGGCACAGTTGCCGCCAGAGATACTGATATAGGGACAGTTGCGGGTCAGATTAGCCCTACAAACAACCTGGGGACAGTTGCTGCGCGAGACACAGATATAGGAACGGTTGCCTCGAGAGATGCCGATATAGGTACAGTAGCGGCCCGAGACACCGACATACAGAGTCTAGCAGCCATCACCTCTGACATAACCAGTTTGGCAAACGCGATTGGCGTGAGCACAACATACACAGTAACTGTTGCGCAAAGTGGCGGCGTCAATGTGTTTTATATTGACGGCGTTGCAAACCCCACATTGACCTTGGACAGGGGCAACACTTATATTTTCGATCAGTCCGATAACACAAACGCTAACCACCCCTTAATTTTTAAGGATACTAGCGGAAACAGCTATACCACGGGTGTAACCGTTTCTGGTGTTGCTGGCCAATCTAACGCAACAGTTACAATCGATGTTGCGTCTAATGCGCCAGGGTCGCTGGTGTATAGTTGTTCAGTTCACGGTAATGCGATGGGCAATAGCATTACCGTTGTAAACAGCAACCTGTCTTTGGTTGCATCAAACATAACGAGCGTTAACACAGTTGCAAACTCTACCAATCTAGCAAACATCACAGCAGTAGCTGGCGATGCAGCAGACATAGGTACGGTTGCAGCTGACATTGGTGGCTCGAACACCATAGGAACTGTTGCCACCGACTTAACTGGCTCAAACACTATAGGCTCTGTGGGCAGCGCGATTACGAACATAAATAACGTAGCAGGCGCCTTAACTGCAATTAACAACGTCAGCACCAACCTAAGTTCAGTGCAAAGCTTTGGGGAAACCTATTATGTAAGCGCAACAGAGCCTAGCCCGACTACGCTCGGTGATCTGTGGTTTGACACGACCAATGACGTAATGAAGGTAAAAGCGTCTACTGGCTTTGTAAATGCTGGCTCATCTGTAAATGGCACATCAGAGCGCAAGGATTATGTTGTCGGCACGTCACAGGGCAGTTACACAGGCTCAACTACAATTTTCCCGGCTGTGTATGATGCCGGATTTGTAGACGTCTATCTTAATGGTGTTAAGCTGCAACCAGCAGATTTTACAGCAACAAACGGAACAAACGTAGAGTTGTTAACTGCTGCACAAACAAATGATACAGTATCTATCATTGGTTATGGAACATTTGTTATTCAGACTCTTTCGACAAATAACTTATCAGATGTTTCCTCTGCTGGCGTAACGAACGGCCAGGTTCTCGCTTATAACAGTAGCAGCGGTGATTTTGAGCCGACGACAATAACAGTGCCTCCATCAGACCTTGTAAACGACACTTCTCCCCAGCTGGGCGGCACATTGGACACCAATAATCAGGCAATTCAGTTTGGCACAAGTAAATGGACCATAGAGTTAGACGGTAACAATTTGCTCTTCAAATACAACGGCACTGCAAAGATAAAATTTGCAGATGACGGTGAAATTGTAACTGTTGATGATGTAACTGCATTTGGAACAATCTAATGGCTATACCATCGAGCGGCGCAGTTAGTTTTTCTGACTTACGGACGGAGTTTGTAGGTGGCTCTGCCGCTATTTCTATTTCCAGCTTGTACCGTGGTGGCTCAAACATCAGGGCTAAAGCTAGTAACAATAATGGTGTAAACCTTGCCGCATCTGTCCCAACAACAGGCACAATTTCTTTCGACAATTTTCGCGGCACAGCAAAGGCGTTTCGATATACCTACACAAGTGGAGCAACCAATCAAGACGCGAGTAATCTTTTCGGCGATGACTATGCTGTTAATTATCCGAAAGAGATTGTTATTAACGCAGGGGTAGAACTAGGCGCAACGACCGTTACACAAGAAGCGTTGCAAGTAGATTCTGGTGCTTCTGGAGGAATTACTGTCACCAACAACGGCACTTTGTCGGGGGCTGGCGCAGCTTTTTTCGGCAGTGTAGGCGGCGACGCTTTTGAGGCAAACACTCCCTGCATCCTAATAAATAATGGCATAATACGTTCTGGTGGCGGCACTGGTGGGTCAGGCGGTCAGGGTTATTACTCTAGCTCTAGTACTCCGTACTGGTCTGGCCTTTATCGATGGATGTCTTACCATACAGGAGCCTCTAGTAATACAGGAAATAGACAGGTAGCACAGTGGGCTGGTCAATATGTTGTCAATCAATACACAACTGCACTTTCTATTGGTCAATATTCTCGTGCAGGCGCTGTAACATTTAGCGGCAGTTTTTGGCAATATCGCATCACGAGGACTACAACATCATATTCTAATGGCGGATACGGCGGGGCTGGCCAGGGTTACAATCAGGCAGCCTCTGCTGGCACTCTTGGCGGCACAAACGGTGGGCAAGGCGGCACTGGCGGCTCTTATGGGCAAACTGGTGGCACTGGCTTCAACGGTAATTACACTAATGGCACAGCGGGAAACGCTGCTGGTAAAGCAGTGAAAGGCATAGGCATTGGCTATATAACATACACAGACAATGGAACAACCTTAGGGAGTACGGTCTAGTGCAGTATACAGTAGAAGAGATTAACAACAACGTAGCTAAGATTGTATTTAGCGATGGCACGTGGACATTCTTGGAACTTAATGCAGATATGACAGAGGCAGATTTAGATGGCCTCGTGTTCAGTATATTGCCGCCGCATCTAAAGACTGGCAGTGGCACTCCATCGTTTTTGTCTGCTGGGCAGACCAGAACAGCAGCAGCAAAGCCTGTAGAGGAGGGTGGTGAATAATATGACTAGAGCGAGAGACTTTGCAGATGTTATTAGTGGGCAACATGATTTGCCTCTTGGTGCATTAGGAAATGCTATTCCTACTGGAAGCGTAACAACAGCTAAGATCGCTAATGACGCTGTTAACGCATCTAAGATAGATGATGGTGCAGTAAGAGCAGCGGCTATTGCAGATGGTAATGTAACAACAGCTAAACTTGCTGATAGTGCGGTTACAGATGCAAAAATCACTGGCATGGCATCATCAAAACTTACTGGTGCAATGCCAGCTCTTGATGGATCTGCATTGACAGGATTGGAATCATTTACAACAGCCGAACTGACTGACTTGTCTTCAACAGCGATTATAACTGGTCTTCCAACTGACTGGAAAATTATGCACATCCAGTGGTATAACT